TAATTGCTTCATTAGATGTATCATCATTATTATTAATTGCTTCATTAGATGTATCATCATTATTATTAATTGCTTCATTAGATGTATCATCATTATTATTAATTGCTTCATTAGATGTATCATTATTATTAATTGCTTCATTAGATGTATTATTATTATTAATTGCGTCATTAGATGTATCATCATTAGTTACTTCATTATTTACTTCATTAGATGTATCATTATTAGTTACTTCATTATTATTAATTGCTTCATTATTATTTATTATATCATTATTTACTTCATTAGATGTATCATTATTATTTATTATATCATTATTTACGTCATTAGATGTATCATTATTATTTATTATTTCATTATTTACTTCATTAGATGTATCATTATTATTTATTAAATCATTATTTACTTCATTAGACGTATCATAATTATTAGTTACATCATTATTATTTATTATATCATTATTTACTTCATTAGATGTATCGTTATTATTAATTAGTTCATCATTATTATTAGTAACTTTATCATTATTATTTGTTCCATTATTATTTACTTCATTATTAATTACTTTATTATTTTCTTCATTAGATGTATCATTATTAATTATATCATTATTTACTTCATTAATTACTTCATTATTATTATTTACTTCATTAGATGTATCATTATTATTAGTTATTTCTTTATTATTTGTTCCTGCATTATTTACTTCATTAGATGTATCATCATTAGTTACTTCATTATTTACTATATCAGATGTACCATTATTAGTTAGTTCATCAGATGTATCATTATTAGTTACTTCATTATTTACTATATCAGATGTACCATTATTAGTTAGTTCATCAGATGTATCATTATTAGTTACTTCATTATTTACTTCATTAGATGTATCATTATTAGTTACATTATTAGTTACATCTGATGATGTATCATTATTATTTACTTCATTAGATGTATCATTATTAGTTACATCATTATTTACTTTATTAGATGTATCATTATTAGATACTTCATTATTTACTTCATCTGATGTATCATTATTAGTTACATTATTAGTTATTTCATTATTGTTAGTTACATCATTATTTACTTTATTAGATGTATCATTATTAGTTACTTTATTTTCTTCATATGTATCATTATTAGTTAATACCTCGTTATTTATTTCATTATTATTTATTATATCATTATTTACTTTATTAGATGTATCATTATTGTAAATTACATCATTATTTACTTCATCTGATGTATCATTATTATTTAATTCATTATTTACTTCATCAGATGTATTATTATTATTATTATTTAATTCATTATTTTCTTCATTAGATGTATCATTATTAGTTACTTTATTATTTACTTCATTAGATACATCATTATTGGTTACATCATCATTATTTACATCATTAGTTCCTTCATTAAATACATTATTATTTATTTCATTATTAGTTACTTCATTAGATGTAGTATTATTATTTACTTCATTAGATGTAGTATTATTATTTACTTCATTAGATGTATCATTATTATTAGTTTCATCATTATTAGTTTCATCATTATGTGTTAATTCATTAGAAATATCATTATTAGCTATATCATTGGGTATATCATTATTTGTTACTTCATTAGATGTATAATTATTAGTTATTTCATTAGCTATATCATTATTAATTGTGTTATTATTTAGTTCATTAGATATATCATTAGTAGATAATTCTTTTGTATTGTTATTTATTTCATTAAATGTACAATTATTATTTACTTGAATAGATGTATCATGATTATTCATTTCATTATTAGTTTCTTCATTATTAATAATAGTGTCAGTTACAATAGTATTTTCTTCTATAATATTATTATCCATTAATATAAGTTTTAAAAAAAATAATTTTAAAATTAAAAATTGATATATTTAAAGTATAATGGAAAATGTTATATTATTAAATGGACAATATAATTGATTATTATAAAAAATCGAAAGATAAATTAAATATTAAATATATGAATAGTTTAATATTTAAAAATTTTAATAATGTTGATGAAATTAATGGTTTCATAGAATTACTATATAAGGATAATATTTTTATTAAATTATTTCAAGATAATAGTACATTATCCTTATTTTTAAAACATTTTATTCGAATTAATGATGAACATAATATTAATAATATAATAGAAAGTAATATAATATTAATGAAAAGGGATTATTTGTGTATAATAAATTATTTTTATAATAAAGATTATAATAAATCAGAATATATATTTATAAATAAAATAATATCAGATGATACTATTTTATTAGACATAAAAGATATATTATACATAATTAATAATAAATTATTCAAGTTATTATTAATTATAGATAATTTGTATATTGAACAAAAACAAATAAATTATGATAAATTAAATATTATTAATTCTAATAATACATTAAAATATATACAACCATGTAATTTAAATAATTGTTTAATTGATAACAATATTATATATAAAATATTTGATTATTATAATAATTATTTACATGATTATATAAATAAATTGAATAATTTTAATAATTATAATTTAATTATAGATGGTGGTAACCTATTGCATTCTGATAATGGAAAAATAACAGATCAAAGTTTATTAAATTTAGAATATATATTAAATAATATAAATGAATATAAACCTATTATAATTTTACATATTAAACATATAAAAACATTAAATATTAAAAATTTATTAAAAAAAAATAATATACCTTATTTTTTAACTCCCTATAATTATTATGATGATAAATTTATAATATGGTTTTTTATTAAATCTAATTTTTCATCATTTATATTATCAAATGACAATTTTCATGATCATATATATGAAATTAAATTATTATTAAATAATAATTTAATACATTATCAAATTTATAGTATATTTAAACAACAAATACTTAAATATAATATAAAACAAAAAAATATAGAAAAAAGAATATATTCTAATTGTATTCAAATTAATGATAACATTATTTATATTCCTATTAATAATAATAATTCTATTATAATAGAAACATAATTTTTCATTGTTTTTTTGTTGATTTTTTTACTGTGTCTTTTTTAGATCCTTTTTTAGATCCTTTTTTAGATTGTTTTTTAGATATTAAAATATTTGGATCGCCTCCTTTTTGTGTTTTAGTACGTATTTTTAAATAATCTTCTACAAAATCTAAATTTTTATTACTTTTAATTATTTTTTTTAATTCTTGCATAGTTACTTCCTTAGTTGTTTCATCTTTTTTCTTTTTTTCGATAACATTAAATTTATCATTTTCTATTTCTTTTACATTTATATTGTAATCTTCATCTTTAAGTTTAATACTAAATTTAAAAGATAAACCTTTTTCACCATCTATTATACTTTCTATAATATGTCCATTTTTATCATTATTGAAAAATTTTTTATTCATGTCATATTTGTATCTAATGGTTCCCATATATATATAAATTAGATATTTTTAAATTTAAATTTAATTTTAATTATAATTTTAATTTTCTATTAATTTATATAATGTCAATCCCAATACCAGATATAATATTATATGGATTATTACCAGGAATTGGACAATTACTTACTAGGTCCGAATATTATAATGGATCATTAGATTCACCTTATTTACTTATATTTTCATTAATACCTATACCTTTTTTAGAATTTATTCCTATTATAATGATGGCTACAAATGCAGTTAAAATAAATCCCAATAATAATTCAACATTTACGTTTGATAAATATATGTTATTTCCTATATTGATTAAAATAATAGGTACATTATTAATTAGTGATAATTATAAATCAAATAATGCTATATTAAATATAACTTTAATATTATCAATATTAACTTTATTTATTAATCAAAGAAAACAAACTTGTACTGATATTACTTTAAAATCTACAGGTAAAATTATTATTGATACTATAATATGTTATTCTGTAACAGCATTAGTAATAATAATTATGCAATATATTCCTAAAGTTAATTCAATATTTAAACAATTTGGAAAAAATACAGAATGTTTAATATGGTCATATATTTTTATTGTAGTTTATAATTATATAAATTTATTTAATAAAATAGATAAGGACGCATATTGTAATACTCCATGGACTGGTAAAATTTCTGATACTTATGGTCTTATGTTAGCTATTCTATATTTAGGATATTTATTTAATAATTATTTTTATAAATGATTTATAAAAAAAATTGATATATATAATTCTTGAACACAAGACACTTAGGTTTTAATGCCCCCAAAAAAGACTACAGATGCAACTAAGGTAACCAAAGTAATTAAAGAAAAATCTGATGATAAATCAGAAGAAAAAAATGTAGATGAAAAAAAACCTAAAACTACACGTTCTAAAAAGACAGATAATAATGATAAAATAGATGATGTAGCAACTAATGAATCTAATGAAACAGTAAAAAAACCAAGAGCTAAAGCTAAAGCTAAAGCTAAATGTTCATCCGATAATATTGATCCTATTGAAACTGATAGTTTTCTTGAAAAAAAGCGTCTGGAATGGATTGCTATAGGTGTAAAAGTAAATAAATTAAGAGAAGAAAAACAAAAACTTGAAGACGAACAAATGGTTATTCTTAAGGAAATTGAAGTTTATATGAATAAATCAAATACTGATGTTATTACGTCAAAAAATCCAATTCAAAATGAATCTACGAATGTAGTAGTTTCGCTAAATAATAGCGAAAATGAAGACGAAGATGAAGATGAAGATGAAGATATTAAATCTTCAAAATCTTCAAAACCTGTAAAATCTAATAAAAATATTTTAGTAGCTAAAAAAATAAATTCTGATTCTGAAGAATCAGATACTGAAAATTAATAATATTAAATAAAATATTTAATTATTTTTTAATATTAAAATAATATATTATTTAAATGTTACCTATCAGTAAAAATTATTTATAGTTTTATATACTGGATTTAATACAATTATTTTAAGGAATTTATTTATAAGTATTTTATCTATGCTCATTAGATATTGCTATTATTTTATAGATAATTATTACTTTTAAATTATATAAATATTATTTTTCAATGTTTGGGACAAATCAAAGATTTTCTGTCATACGATAAATAAAAAATCAAATATTTTTTATTTATTCAAAGTTTCATGCGTAAGCATGAAATGTATGATTTATCCCAATCTTAAGACAGAAAATCTTTGATTTTCTGTCGTACGATAAATAAAAAATCGAAGATTTTTTATTTATCCTGTTTCATGCGTAAGCATGAAATGTATGATTGGGATAAATCAAAGATTTATCCCAATCTTAAGACAGAAAATCTTTGATTTTCTGTCGTTCTTGATAAATTTTATAAAATGAATATGATTAAATAGACATAAAAATATGTTTTTATAATTTAATTGACTAGGATATAAAAGAGGATCTGTTTAAAATAAAAATTGATAAATTTATAATTTGACATTTAGTCACTTTATTATAATGATGAAATTTGAGGAACCCAAATATCAATTAAATATCAAGATTATTAATTCTTTATATGCAGAACATTATAATAAATTTGAATATCATCATCTTGGCGATAGCGGTATAGATTTATATAATCCACAAATTAAAGTTGATTCTTTTTGTATAGGTTCAATTGATTTTGAAATTCAATGTGAAATGATAGATATAGATACAAATACATATACTAGTTATCTATTGGTACCTAGATCTTCAATATCAAAAACGGTATTTATGATGGCAAATTCAATGGGTATTATAGATGCAGGTTATAGAGGTAATTTAATTGCAAAGATAAAAAATGTTAGTAATAATGAAGAATGTTTAAATGAAGGATCTTATTTTCAAATAATAGCACCAGATTTAAAGCCAATAAAAGTAAAAATAGTAGATAGTTTAAGTTCCACAACTAGGAACGATGGTGGGTTTGGCTCAACAAATAAATAAAAATTATTATTTTAATTTATAAAAATAAGTATATATAAATGATATATATTTAAAAAAGTTTTATATAATTTGTAATAATGAAAATAGCATTATTTGATTCAGCATGGAAATACACTTTAGAAACACCATATAATGAACCTTTAGGTGGAACACAGAGTGCGATATGTTATTTTATAGAAGAAATGCATAATAAAAATCATAATATTTATTTATTTAATAATATAGATAATGAAATTATGGTAAAAGGTGTTAATCATATACCAGTATCACAATATGATAATTATATCAAAAAAAATCAATTATCTTTTGATTTAGTTATTATTAGTTGTTTAGTTCATGATTTATTTCAGATTAAACATACCCTAAATAATCCATCTACAATGTATTGTTTATGGACAGGTCATGATATAAATCAAAATGCATCTCAATTATTAAAAGATACAAAAGCTAAAGATATGGTTGATTTATTTATTTTTGTAAGTGAATGGCAAAGAAATAGATATATTGAAACATATAATATAGAGTATAATAAAACAATAATATTACGGAATGGAATTGGGAAACCTTTTGAGAAATATTTAAATTTACCTATCAATAAAATAAATAAATCAATGACATATTGTTCTATTCCTTGGCGAGGAATAAATATATTACCATTGATTTACAATAAATTGAAACAGAATAATAAAGATGCATCACTTAAAATATATTCAGGTATGAATATATATAAACAAAAAACCAGTGACGATGATATTTCAAAAGATTTCTTGAAATTGGATGATGTTGTTATAAATGAAGGTATATCACAAAATAAATTAGCTGATAATTTATATAATATAGAATATTTAACATATCCAAATACTTTTCCGGAAACAAGTTGTATAACAGTATTACAAGCTATGGCATGTGGATGTATAGTTGTAACATCTAATTTAGGAGCTTTAAAAGAAACAATGAATAATATGAATTTTTATGTAGATATAAATCCATATAATTTTGATGTAAATAAATATGTAGATGATTTTGTGGTTATAATGAATAATTTATTTAATTTAAATCAAGAATTTAAAAATAAGTATATAGAACAAAATAGAGATTATATTAAAAAAAATTATACTTGGAATGTTATATGTAACAATTTTGAAAAAGAAATATTACCAATTATAATAAATTTTAGAAAATATGTAGAAAATGATAATAAATCTATATTAAATAATTTTATAAAATTATTCACTGAACAAAAATGGGTAGATGCATGTAATGAAACATTTAAAATAAAATATAATTTATCATTAAATGAATATGTATTAATTAAATTAAATCTTGGTGTTTGTTATTATCAATTAGGTAAATTAGACAAAGCCAAAGAATCATTTAAAATATGTTTAGAACTTAAAAATGATAATGTTATAAATAAAAATATTGCTTTATTAGAACTTCAAAAAAATAATATAACAGCATTCATTAAATATGCTAGACAATCATTAGCACATACATTTGATATAGAATTATCAAATTTATTAGCTGAAAAATATGAATTAATAGGTCATTATAATGATGCTATTGGATTATATAAAACAATAATTTTTTTAGATCCTAAAAATATAAATGCTTTCAATAATTTAGGAAATTTATATTTATTAAAAATTTCTCAATTAGATAATTTTAATGAATTAATGGATAAAACTTATAATGAATCATTAAGATTATGTGTTAAATTTAATCAAGAAAGGAAAAAAGAATTAGTTTTAAGTAATATTATATTTAATAATTTATATAATTGGAGATTATCAAATGAAGAAATTTTTGAAAAATCATGTGTATGGTATGATTATTTTCCAAAACAAAAACATTTATTAAATATAACAAATAGATTAAATAGAAAAAATTTTACTAATAAAATTAGAATAGGTTATATATCATGTGATTTTATTACTCATCCGGTAGGATTTATGTTTGATAGTATTCTTAAAAATCATAATACTAATAATTTTGAAATATTTTGTTATGATTGTTGTGATCCTGATAAGAGTAAAAATGATTTAATATCAAATAAATTACGCGTATATAATAATGCTAAATGGATTACAATAACTAATACAAATGATGATGATGCATTAAATATAATAGTCAATGATAATTTAGATATATTAGTTGATATGATGGGACATACTAGAAATACTAGAATGAATTTATTACAATATAAACCTGCTAAAATAATAATTTCTTATTTTGCGTATCCTTCAACTAATGGATTAAATGAGATTGATTATAGATTTACAGATAAATATGCTACACCACCTGAATGTCAAAAATATTTCAAAGAAAAATTATATTATTTACCAAATGGATTTCAATGTTATACACCACCAGTAGAATTAAATGGAGATAAAAATTATAATAGAGATAAATATAAAATTAATTTATGTTGTTTTAATAATCCAATAAAATTATCAATTCCTACTATAAATACATTTACACAAATTTTAAAAAGATTACCTGAATCTAAATTATATTTGAGATATTGTTATTATAAATCATCATATTATCGTGAAACAATATATAAATTATTTACAGATAGAGGTATAGATCGTGATAGAGTAGATATAGGATATGAAAATATTGTAGATGCGCTAAAATTTTATAATAATATGGATATTGCATTAGATCCATATCCTTATAATGGAGGAACTATAAGTAGTGAATGTATTTATATGAATACGCCATTTATTACATTAGAAGGGAAAACTTATGTATCGAGAGTTGGAGTAAGTTTATTATCTAATTTAGGTTTAGAAAAATATATTGCAAAAACGGAAGAAGAATATATCAATAAAGTTATAAATTTAGCAAGAAATCAAAATGAATTACGTGATCTTCATAAAAATTTAAGAATAAAAATGTTAAATAGTGATTTAGCTAACTCAAAAACATTTACTACTAATATTGAAAATGCATATACAAATATAGTTAATATGTATAAAAATAATATTTAATCATAATAATAATCCTTACTTTTTATTTCTTGTATATATTTATTTAATATTTCGTTTTCTAAATTATTTAGTTTATCCGGATTATTATTATCAGTATCTCTATTTATAATATTAATTAATTGCAAATGTATATCAGTATAAATACTTGATTTATTTATTTTATTTAAATAATTTAAAATATGAGTTAATAAATACAAATATTCTTTATGTTTAGCAATATATTTAAAAAATGCAATTCTTTTATTTTTTATAATTATTTTGTTATCATATGTAATATAATCTATTTCTGATTTATCATCTAATAACCAATCAAAATTTATAATATCTAATTTAGTAAAATAAAAATTTTTCATATTATTATCTATATTTATTAAAGTAATAAATTGTTTAATTTTATTATCTTGAACATATGGATTCTTATTATCTAAATTATTTAATACATCAGTTGATAAAAAACTAGTTGAGAAAAAATTTTTGAATAAATCAATTAATGAACTGTTATGTGACATTAATGATTCAAATATACCACCGTCTTGATTATAATTTATAATATATCTTTTCATTTATTAATATAGATTTTTTAAAATCTATATTAATAATTTTTATAATATTTATTATATTGAAAAATCTATATTAATATAATGATAATACATTTAATTATAATATCAATATTATTTATATTATTAATATTATTATATAAAATTATATCAAATTGTATTAACAATATAGAATATATTACTAATATTAATAGTTTATTATTACCAGAAAATAGAAAATTTCCATATAGATATTTTAAAGATGAAAATAATAATACATTGCCTATTGTTGCATTAACTGCATTTTTTAGAAGTGATGATGATGAAAAAAGATATTATAATTATATAAAAAATGATATTCAAGTAATAGGTATAACTGCATATAAAACATTTCCTAAAAAAATTTTAGATGTATCTGAAGATAAATATCATTTAACTAATAATTTTGATTATACTAAAAATATAAAAGTATGGTTAGCTTGTATGAAAAATTTAAATAATTATAATTTTAATGATAATAATTATACTATAGATATGAGTGAATCAGATTTTTATGATGTAGATTATCATAATACTACAAAAAAGTATGATTTTATTTACATATGTAATAAAGATTCTGATAATTGTCCAATAAATGGATGGAATGCTATAAATCGTAATTTTGATCTTGCATTAAAATGTTTTCCAATAATGATTAATAATTTTAAATTAAAAGGTTTATGTGTAGGAAGAATAGGTTGTGGCCTTGAAAATAAATATGGCGATTCATTAGAAATTACAGATTGGTTGGATTATTATGTATTACAGCAAAAAATGAGAGAATCTAATTTTTTATTTTTACCTAATATATTGGATGCATCACCTAGAGTTGCTACAGAATGTTTAATAAAAGGTGTACCTATATTGATGAATCAAAATATTATATGTGGATATAAATATATAAATTATGAAACAGGTCAATTTTTTAATGATGAAAATGATTTATCTATATCTTTAAAAATATTATTAGATAAAATAAATAATATAAATCCACGTAAATGGTGGAATGAAAATTATGGAATTGAAAAATCATCAATAAAATTAAGAAATTTTTTATATAAAGAATATCCAAATATATTAAAAAATGTTAAAAAAGTATCATTAATTATCTAATGTACTTTTTCTATGATATAATGATATATTTTCAAATTTTAATTCTTGTAATAAAATTTTTATTGTATTAATATTTAATTTATTACTATAACATATAATAATTTGTTGATTTTTTTTGATATATTTTTTAATAATTTTAATAATATCTATAATCATAGGATCAGATTCTATAATATGTATGTTTAAAATACAAATTATATTATCATTATATTTAAAAAACAATATTTGATAAAAAAAATTATTAATAAATTTAACAAGTTTATTACAAGATGTATTATATAATATTAATAATTTTTTATTTTCATTGTATATTTCCGCATAATTATCTAAATTATTTGGTAATTTAGTTAATAATTCATCTACACTATAACTATCATGTTCTAATATTAAATATGTATTATTATATTGATAATTATTGTTATATAATAGATCAATTAAATTATTATTAATATAATTATTAATTATTATCATTATATTACTAGATAAAAAATTTAAATTAAATCTTGTTTTTGACATATTGGAGATCCTTTACAATCTAGTATTCTAATACATGAAATCCATTTACTACCTATTATATCATAATATTTACATATATTAGCTGAATTAATTTTATTTATTTTAATATGTATAACATATAATTTAATATTTTCATTATTATGATACCAATAAGGTATCATATTATTAACACTTATTATCAAATTTATTGGTATAGTTTTAAACATTATATTTTTATTAAATAATGGTTTTTCTTTTCTAATTTTAGTGCTCAATTCATCTTTCCATTTAGTAACCCAATAATATGGTGTTTTTTCATTTTGTTTTAATTCAAAAATTTCATCATGATTTTTATATTCTAATTTATAATTTGTTTTTAATAAATCTATTACTTTACTATTAGGATCTGTCTTTTTAATATATTCTATTAATTTTAATCTACTTTCCGGTATATTTACAAGATTTACTAATTTTTGTGTTACAGATGAATGTTTAATATGCCATGAATTAATAGCATTTTGATAAGAATTATATTGTTTCATATATTTTTCTTTTAATTTTAGGTATTTTGTATAATTTGGATTAATATTAGTCATGGGTTTTTTAGGAGGACTTATTTCCTCTATGAATATTTGTAAAATATTATTCCAATCAATTATTTGATTGTCTATATGTACATATTTAGTTAATAATTCTATAATAATAGTTTTAATTTCATTTTTTGGTAAATTTCCTTTATACGGTATTCCTTTTACAAATCCTACGTCATTTATACCTATATAAAAATTTCCTTCTATATTTGCATTTATAAATGCACATAAACATTTTATCATAAAATATTCAAAATATTTTTTTATATTATCAATAACGTAAGAATTAAATTTAAATAAATTAGTTGAACAATAATATTCTGCATCTTTTAAATCTAATATTATACCACTATTATTAAAAGTAAATTCTTTAAATTCATTATTTAATGTTTCTAAACCAATGTTATCATCAAAATTAAATAAATACATTTAATAATAATACACATTGGACTTATTATTTTAAATTCAATTTTATTAGATTTAAAATAATATATTACACACATTTTTATAAAAATTTCATAAAAAATATTTATTAAGTATGGAATAAAATCTTTGATTTTCTATCTTATAAATCTTTAATTAATTCATATAATTTAAAAGTAATAATTATTTATAAAATAATAGCAATATGTAATTAATATAGAAAATTATTGATCTTTAATAAATAATTTTTTTTATGCTCATTAAATATACCTATTTTATAAATAACTATTACTCGCCAAAATATATAAAATTATTAAATATTATTTTTAAATATATGATTGTGATAAATAAAATTAATATGGTAATATAGGCATAAAAAATATTTATCGATATTTTTTTATTTTTTATGAAATTTCTGATAATTTTTTTTAAAAATGAGTGTATTTTTTTAAAAAAAATCAAATTATTTTTTCAATATATTATTAAATAAAATATTCGATTGTTATCAATTAATAAAACTAAATAAGACAATTGAATAATAATTTCGTATAACATTATATAAATATCTAGTTTATTTGTTTTTTAGGTGGTTCAGTTGGTAAATAAACAATTCCGGCAAACATTGAGATGATGGAATTAAAATCTTCAACTGGATAAAAAATACCATTCAGAGTTGTGAACTCCGCATATTTATCTGACTGTACCGGATAATGGTTTGAAAAGAGAAAATGTTTGCAAGCTACAGCTCGTATTCGTCTCAAATCATCATTAGTAATTTCATAATTTCCTTTGATATGCCAAATAGATGTATCAAGAGGTGTAGAATTATGATGAAAAGTAAATGTTACTTTATACTTATGTTGATAATTATTTTGATAATTAACAAAATTGTATTCCATTTTAGTCAGAACGGTAATAGTATATTGTTCCATTATTAGTTAAAGTTAAAAAGAAATGTATGTGAGGTTCAATCTCAATGTGTTATGGTACAAACACTAATCGTATAATTAAAATTAAAAAAAATCAATTTTTAATTATTGGTATAATTACTCTCATTATCACTATCACTATCACTATCATTATCACTATCACTATTAATAGTATTATTAATATGAGGTATATCATTTAATAAATGATTAATTAGTTCATTTATATAATTATATTTTTTATTACATATACAAGAAATCAATGAAGGTAATTTTAAATTTAATTCAGAACCAATAGAAAGATATTCAGTTTTAATAATCATATCTATTATATTATTAGATTGTTTTTTTATTATAAATGGTGTATGTCTAGGTGAAACATAATTAGGTTCTCTACAATAAATACAAATATAATTATTATAATTATTTTTTCTTTGTGTATAATACATATCATTAGCACAAGAATAACATATTGTTGTACCACAACATTTTGATAATGATAAACACTTATTTTTATTTTTTTGATTTTGATCACATTTTATATTTAATTGTACCATACATGTTATTTTTGTATCAAGACATATAGGACAAAATAATAATTTATTTTCATTAATAATTGGGCATGATAATATTATATCACTAATTGTATTATTAAATTTAATAATTTCATTATTATAATTATTTGTATTTTGAAGATTTTCTATTTCTTTTTTATATTTATTAATTAATTTAATATTTTTTACTTTTTCGTAATATAATTGTTTAATATTATTAATATGATTTATTTTAATCTTTTCACATGTTACATTTAGAATAATATTATCAAAACTATTATTTATTTCATTTGTTAATAATTCTAATAATTTATTTTTATTAGAATTATTAAAATCATTTAATATTTCTAATCTTGAAATTCTATCATTAAGAGTATTTATGTTATTATAAATATCAATAATATTTTTATATTTAATAATACATTCCTTTAGTTGACTTTTAACATTCATTAGACACATTTTATAAATATTATAAAATAATAATAATTCAATTTTTATTATAAAAATAACCATTATTTAACAACTAAATGATTGGAAGCACTTATATTTTATTTATGAATACATATTAATATTTTCATAAATACACTCATTTTTATGAAAATTATTAAAAATTTCATAAAAAATAAAAAAATATTTATCTTCGATAAATATTTTTTATCCCTAGTTTACCATATTCATTTTATAAATTTTATTAAGTGT